GTTTCCCAGTCACGATCCGGTGGACACCACTAGAAAATAGGGTGCACCCACCCCTTCATCAATGAAGGCGGGTGCTATTACCCACAAATTTCTAAGCCAAATCCAAATGGCTAAAATTTCTCAATCAATTTCAAACGACTTATCTAAGTCTTAATCAAAAGTTCTCTAAAAGTCCTCCTATGGGCTTTACATTAAGCCTCAAGGGTATTTATGAGCCTATTAATAGTTACTCCCATGTATGGGGGAATGTGCCAAGCACCATATTTCAAATCCTGTCTTGAATTACAGGAAGCCTTCTTAACGAATGGGCTGGATTTTGATTTCTTGATCACGACCAATGAAAGCCTAATCACAAGGGCAAGAAATACATCCGTTGCTAAATTTTTAAAAACGGATTTTGAATACATGATGTTTATAGATGGGGATATTGAGTTTTCCCCTGATGATGTGGCGAAGCTCTGGAATCTGGAAGCAGATGTGTGCTGTGGTGCTTATCCAATGAAAAAGATGGGTAAGGGAACAACGGCATGGAAGGATGGTGTTCAAGTGCCTTTAGAGGAATTTAAAGAAGTCACTCCGATAGATTATGCAGGAACAGGGTTTTTGATGATCTCTCGTAAAGCGATTGAAAAGATGATTGAAAGTTATCCCGAAACCAAACATGAAGAATCTATTGGTGATTGTTGGGCGTTATTCGACACTGAAATCAAACATGGTGTTTATTTAAGTGAAGATTATTCCTTCTGTGATAAATGGCGTGAGATTGGCGGGGAGATTCTCCTAGACCCCTCTATTAAATTAAAACACTACGGTATGTATGGATATTGATCCTATCTCCATCCTTGATGGCGCGTTAGGTGATAACAAACTCTCTACCTACATCCCATACGGTCATCCTGACACGTTATGTCCCGAAGGTATTGTCTGGCAGAAAAAGAATGAAATAGGCGAATGGAGTGAGTGGTCTAACCACCCATGGCAGTGGGAATTCCACCAAGCCGGAAAAACGTACACACAACGAATGTTGGAATGTGCGAATCGTGTGGGCAAATGTGTGACTGGAGATCAGCTAATTGATCATCCTGACGGCACAAAGACAAAAGCCGTCGATCTTTACAACAATGGTGAGCCTTTTGATGTGCTTTCTTGGGATGGAGACAAGATTGTTTCTGCGGAGGCATGTCTACCGATAAAAAAAGCCACGCAGCCTTGTTATCGCGTTTATTTATCTAGTGGGGATTATTTTGAGTGCGCCTCTGGCCACCGCGTTTTAACTTCCCAAGGCTATGACTTCGTAGGACGGATTCTCTCATCCTTTGCTTGCCTTCAGGCGAATGATTCGGCGTTCTTCCAGTTAATTCGTGCCTTAAGTGGTTGGCGTTACACGAAAAAACTTGCAGGTTTTCTGGTCGGTTGTCTATCGGATTACCGTTTATATGGTGAACAACTTCGTCAGGGGTTAAAAGACGACCAAGCTGGTTTTCCATCACAAGACGGTGTTCCGCAACATACCTCTGTTTTGTGCAGTGCGGGTGTTCAGGATAATAAATATACCTATAACCCTTCAGCATTTTTACTCCACCCTTCCAGTCAGGGTGGCCTGAACCGCTTCGAGGGCCGGTTCTTTGGGTTTTTATTTTGTGTTTATAACAACATTGCTGCACACCTCGGCGGCTTACGCCAAGTTTTTTTGCGACTTCTTCCTGAGTTAGTTTCTCGTTTTCTATCAGGTTGCGAACAGAATCAACATCAATACGCGGCATTACGGTCTCCAAATGGATGTGTAAACAAAATTGTAGCATACAACGTTATTAGCGCACAACCAGTTTATGACTTCACTGTTATTCAATACGGCAATTATGTAGCTGGCGGAGCAATACATCACAACACTTACTCTGCCGCACCCGAAGTCGCTTATCACATGACGGGCTTATATCCTGACTGGTGGGAAGGACGGCGTTTTAACAAACCTGTATTAGTGTGGACAGGCTCACCCACTAACGAAACCTCAAGAGACATTGTTCAAAAAGCCTTAATTGGTGGAACAGGTCAGGATTTAGGGACAGGGTATATACCGAAAGATTTATTTGTTGGTAAACCTAATATGAGACAGGCGGGTGTCTCTAATGTAGTTGATCAGTTTAAAGTCCGTCACATCTCTGGCGGTGTTTCGCAATGTATTTTAAAAACCTACGAACAGGGATGGAGGAAGTGGCAAGGCACACAACCTGATGTTATTTGGTTAGACGAAGAACCCGATCAGTCATCAGATCAAAAACCGATCTTTAGTGAAGCCCTAACCCGACTCTTGACATCTCAAGGGATCATGATGGTGACGTTCACACCCTTACTGGGACAGACCGATCTCGTTATCCACTTTGAAAAGGGCGGCCCTGGTATTTGGTTAGGCAGAGCGACTTGGGATGATGCACCCCATCTTAACGAAAGATTAAAAGCGGAGTTAATCGCTTCTTATCCTGAATGGCAACGTGAAGCCCGTACTAAAGGTGTGCCGATGATGGGTGAGGGAAGAATCTTCACAGAGGATGAGTCAAATATTATTTGTGAGCCATTTCAAATCCCACCTCACTATGCGCGTATTTGTGGGATTGATTTTGGTTTAGACCATCCCGCCGCAGGCGCATGGATAGCATGGGATCGAGATACGGACACGATCTATTTATACGACTGTTACCGTAAATCAGGCGAACAGCCCTTATATCACGCAGAGGCAATTAAGCGACGAGGAAATATCCCTGTCGCATGGCCTCACGACGGAGCAGATCGAGAAAAAGGATCAGGTATAACCTTAAAAGACCAGTACCAAAAACATGGCGTGAACATGTTAGGTCGATCCGCAAGATATAAAAACGACAAAGGTGGATCACAACCTCAATGGCCTGTGATTGAAGAAATTATTGAAAGAGAAAAAACAGGTCGTTTTAAAGCGTTCTCAAATTGTATTGAGTATCTTTCAGAGAGAAGAACCTACCATACGAAAGACGGAAAAATTATTGATCGTGGAGACGACACATTAAAAGCCACTTTCTACGCAGTGATGATGAAGCGTTACGCCGCTTCTCAAACCATGATTAAAAACAAACCAAACCTAACACCCATAATGAGAATGTAATGGCAACAGGACAAGATTTAGAAAAACATTTTGTAGTAAATGGTATGAATCCTGAAAAACGTGTTTCGTATAAAGGACTCGACATCTACCTTGCTGACTCCGGCCCTCATTACGACGTAAAAGATCGCGGCTTTACAAAAGATGAAATGGAGCAATTCGGATTAGGTTATTACATGACCGTATGGGCAATTGGTGTGCATGGAAAAGTGACAGGTTATATACCTTTATTCTTTGAAGCCTTACACGATATGGAATTATCAGATCGTAAAACAGCCCGTCTTAATTCCGCAGAACTACAAGCGAAAGGGTTTATTAACCACGCATTAAAAGTAGGCTTATTTAATAAAGAGAAGTTATATGCCGCAGCTTAGAAAAACTGACTTCAACCAAGTAGCGGATTATATCTGTGATGAGTTAGAGACTCGTCGTACTGATCGAAAAGACTTCGATAAAGAAATGAAGGAGATTGATCGCCAATTAGCGATGAAGCCAGACATCTCCCATAAACTAGACGGTAACGGGCGACCTGTTCCTGATTTAGCGTGGCTACCAGAAGTTGAACTCCCATTACAAAGCCAGACGTTAGAAGTTTTAACGGCAGATTCAAGACGCATGATGCTACCTGATTCGGGCACATGGTTTGAGTCTATCGCAATGGTCGATGATGAGTATTTAAGTAAAGTTGATTTTGAATCTTTTATACCAGGCGACGAAAACGAAGTCCCTTCTTTAATCACCCAAGACAACGCTAATCAATTAGTCACGGGTGTATTAAATCACTGGCATGGGCAGTATGACTTTGGACACCATATTGATCTAATCAACGCCGAGTCGTTTAAATATGGGATGGGGATCGGCATCCCTAAAATGGTAACAAAGAATGTCTTAATGCACACAGCTAAGGGAGTTATAAAACAAAACCAACGCTTTCCTGTATTAATACCAGGTTCAATTAAAAACACTTATCTCGACACAAAGTTCAATGCTGTAATGTGTGAAGGGTTAGCGTTAGGGCCAAGTGAAATCTCATGTAAAAAAATGAGATTAGAAGATTTAAAGAAAGCCGCTAATAAAGGATCAAAAGACCCATTAAACGAAAATGGCGGCTGGATGCCTGCGGCACTGAAAGACTTAACGCCCGATAAAAATAATTTAGTTGAAGTAGTGGAAATGGATGGTGACTTTGTTGTTCCACGTAAAACCACTGATAATATTTTAATTGAAAACGCGATTATCACTGTTGCTATAGGTCAAGGCGATAAGAAAGTTGTCAGGATAAGATATAAGAAGTTCGACTTCCCTACTAAAATCAGATTCCCTTATCACTGTGAGCATATTGACAATCCTTACTCCACTTCTCCATTAAGAAAAGGCTCGCCGATTCAAAAAGCAGCCGTTCACGCATTAAGTAAGTATATGGAAGTGGCTGCGTTACATGCGGGTGCGATTGTTCAATATGATCGTGACGACCAAACCTTCGCAAGTGAAGGCGGCCCACGAATACATCCTTACGCGCAATGGGGCACGACAGGCGAAACCAAAATACACCAAATTGGTGATCCGCAAGCGATGTTCAATACGTATGTTGGTCTGTTAAGCCAGTATTCTGATGTAACAGGCATTAACGCACCAAGATTAGGCGCACAAACCACCTCTCACACCACGGCGTTTGCAAAAGAAGCGGAGATCAATCGAGGCACAGTGAGAACGGTTGATTATGTCCGTAACACCCTCAAAGGCCCTTTAAATCAATGGTTATCCATTGCTTACAAGATGGGTCGTGAAGAAATGAAGAAGGATGTGATCTATATCGAGCCTTATAACGGGTTTGTTGAACTAGATAAAAACCGATTACCAGAAGAAGCTATTTTTAATATTTATGGTTCAGGCACACCCGCAGAAGAAGCACAGAAAGAACAAAAACGCATGACTGCATTACAAACCGCGATGCAGATGGATCAATTAAATATCCAACTAGGTAATCAACCTATTTTAGATTTAGAAAAAGGCATTGAACAGGTATTAAGAAAAGGAGAGTGGACGGATGTCGACGCTATCACCCGAACAAAAGAAGTTTCTCAAGGAGCTGAAGATCAATCCCTTATGGGCACAGATATTGGAAGCGTTGCAGAGGCCGACCTTAACGCCTTACAAGCCTAAACAAGATTCAGATCAGTTTCATAAGTTTATTTATGAAAGTGGTCGAATACGTGAAAACGAAGATTTAATTAACCAACTAAAGGTGAATTATGACTGAGCAAACCGTGACTACGGAAACCGACGTAGAGTCAGTGACATCTACAGAGGAGAGTGGTGCACAGGATGATCTGGATAAATTACTCGCCGATTTTGACGAGGAAACATCTAGTCAATCCGAGCAATCGGATCAAGGGTCTGAACAGCCCACCACTTCTCTTGATGATGAAGATAAACAATTCCTTCAGAGTCTGAAAGAACAGGAAACTGAACGACAGATAAACGAAGAAATTGATCGCATGTCAGAACATGTGCCAGAGGACGTAACTATCCCTAACGATGTATTAAGGGCAATGGTTGAGTATAAGGCAGCAAAAAACCCAAAGATTGCCGACGCATTTATGAAGCGGCATCAAAATCCCGAAGCATGGGGTAAGGTGTCTAAATCATTAGTGTCAGAAATATCCAAAGGTTTTCAAAAACAACCTGACAAAAAATCCACTCAGGATAGAGAAGCGGTGATAGCGGCTGTACAGAGTGCATCCACATCCTCGCAAGAAGAATCCCAGCCTGATTTCAGTAAAATGAATGACGCGCAATACCAGAAATGGAAAAGGGAGAACTTGTAGCGGGGATAACGTCATGGAGGTAAATCATGGCTCAAACTATTTCCGCAACAGATACCGAGCTACAAAAGCCGGTAAATGCGATCTTTCAGCAGGACTTTTTAAGAAATGCTAAAGCTCGCTGCCCATATTTCATGGGCACACAAAAAGGTGAAGTAACTGAACACTCAGGCACTTCAACAATCAAATGGCGACGAATTGAGAACTTAACGCCGACCACCACTGCTTTAAGTGAATTAACGGGTACTGCATCTTATATGCAGGGTCGTGATTCTGTTGCAGCATCTTTCACAGATGTAACCGCAACGGTAGGCAAGTATGGTCAGTTTTATATTCTTAATGAAGAAGCTGATTTGTTTAACTACAACGGTCAAACCGCTAAATTGGTTGAAACCCTTGCTATTTCAGCAGGTCGTTCACTTAACCAACTACAACGTAACGTCGTAGAAGATAACGCTACTGTTGTTTATGCAAACGGTGGTGCTGATTCTGCAGTGAATACGGTGATTGCTGTTGGTGATGTTCAAAATGTCATTAACACATTAGATCGTAACTCTGCAATGACGTTTACGCCAATGACCACAGGCTCTACCAACATCGGCACTGTTCCTGTTCTACCTGCTTATTGGGGTTTAACTCACCCTGACGTAGCAGTGGATATTTCAGGTTTATCTGGTTTTACTTCTGTTGAGAAGTATGCAGGTCAGGTTGACACTGTAATGGGTGAATTTGGAACGCTAAGTGTTGCTGGTCAAGCTGTACGTTTTGTATCAAGTGAAGATGCTTCTATTGATACTGACGTAGGTGCGACAGGTGGTTCAGGTGTTCGTGAAACCACTAACTCAAAAGCCGATCTGTATCACACTGTTGTCTACGGTATGGACGCAGTTGGTTCTGTGGGTATGGGTGAAGAACACACTGACGGTATCTACCGAGCAGGTGATTCAATGGACTCCATTGAACTGATCTTGAAAGAGAAAGGTTCTGGCGGTACATCCGATCCGTTGAATGAAATTTCAACACTTGGTTGGAAGTCATGGCACAGTGGCGCAATCCTCAATGCAAATTGGGCACGCACCATTCGTTCCGCAGCTTCTAGCTTATAACCATGAGGGGCGTATTAGCCCCTCCATTTAGGAGACTAATATGCCCCATCTTTTAGCAGCAGGAATTGACGATTCACGTTCATTAGGACAAAAGTTTAGACGCACTGAATTACAGCAAGTCTTAAAAGCAGAAGAAATTTGGGATGATGAAAAACATGCCAACCTTCCAAAAGAGTCGCTCGATGGCCCTTGTCTTTTAGATTTAGTGAAGTCTAACTCAATCGATCTAAAGAAATACATTGCGCCTGACGGTTCTTTTGTAATGTCAGATCGCAAACTTGACGCACCAATGAACGAAGTTGATTTACTTAAAGATCAGCTTGCGAAAATGCAAGAAACGATTGATGAGTTGCAAAAACCTAAAACAGCAAAAGGTAAGTAATGAGCAATATTAATTTATCTCAGCATAGCGCTTGCCTTTTTCAATAAGGCAAATTGTGGCAGCAGAAACACCATATTTCTTGCCTAATTCAGAATATCTTAAACCATTCTTACGAAACCTTTTACCGTTTAGGATTGTTTTTTCTTTTAAAATGGCTGATTTTATCTCTTTAACTTCTTTGTCAGACAAATTTCTGCATTTAGAGCGCATTTCGTCCCCGCGCTCAAGCCAGAGTTTTTTATTGGCATCACTCAAAGCTTTAACAACGTGAGGAGGTTTGGGCTTACCCTTGCTTTGTAAGATAGATTTTTTTATTGCGTCTTTATTAGGCTTGTGCCCGTTTTTTTTGAGGGAATCAGATATTTTCTTCTTGGTTTTATCCGAGTGCTTATAGCCTCTGTTTGTTTCTGCTGTTATACGGATGTTATAACCATTTTTTACAGAATCAAACGAACTAATCCAGAAATCTTCTCTTTCAGAGAGACTGTATTCAGGAATGTTAGATTCAGCAGATTCCAGCACAAAAGAGGCTTCACCGTGCTTGTTCCAAGATCCTTGTAGTTTGTAATTTGGATGCTTGTTTCTTCTTAATAGGCTGCGGTGTTCATTCCATCTTTTTTTAGGTCTAGTTGTAGACCCGATATATCTTTTACCAGAGGTAATGTTGTGAATTACATATATAAAAGCCATGCTAGGATTATAATTGCATGAAAACTCTATTACAAGGAGTCAATGAAGTTTTTAAGAAGAAAAGGATTCTTGTTAATCAAGATGAATTAACTTCTTTAACAAACTCAGGACTTCAAATCTTTATTGATACTGCGATACAGAATTGGAATGAGTTTATGGATGAACTCTACCGATCTGGTAACGCCCCTTACCCTTCTGAATTAAAGGAGGGAACGATCACGCTACAAACAAATATTAGAGAGTATGATCTTGAAAATGATTTAGTTCAATTAAGATATCCTTTTTTAGACGAAACAAACGGTAGAGAAATACAAGAGTATCCTGGTGGATACATAGCGATAGTCAATACTCAGCTTGTCCCGTCTAACTACACTGGACTTCCTCAGTATGGCGCAATCTCACCAGAGGATGACAAGATATACCTAGATCGCATCCCAACCGCTAATGAAAACGGGTTAGTGTATAAATACCGATACGATAAAGATGTTTCTTTATCTAATGCTAACGATACGTTTCCATTTACTGATGCTGTGTTTAGGGCGGCAGTTCCGGCAGTAGCAGAGTATTGGTCAAGAGATCGACGCAATAAGTTTGATCAAGCTGTATTTGATAAGTCATTTGGTCGCGCAGCAGAGCTGTTATCTAAACGACACAATGCTAATAGCTGGATGACAAAATCAAACTATTACAATAATACCGATCCATTAAATGCCTAGTTCATTCGGCCCTCAAGATAATGAGGTATTAGTTAAGTTTGGTGGTGGTTTACATACTCGACCAGCAGAAGATGAGGTTATTGATCGAGAATGTGTGTCAGGTCAAAACTTTGACTTGGATATTGAAAAACTTGAATTAACTAATCGTGCGCCTTTTGATCTGGTTGGCACAACGCCAAACGCAGGATCAATACAAGGGTTTATTACATTACAACAATCCGATGGAACGGTTAAGTTTGCTGTTCAATCAGGCACAAAAGTATATGAGTGGGATGGTGATGCTACTTTTACTGATTTAGGTGTCACGGTAGACGCAACAGCACAGTTAAGAGGGAGGTTAGAATATAACTGGCAGTTAGAAGATAAAGTTATCATTACCGATCTCAATTTAAAAGAAAACGTCATGGAGTGGGACGGCACAACACTTCAAGATGTATCTTTTACTAAAGATGATCCTGCTGTTGCTTTTGGTGATTTCAGGGCAAAGTATTTAGTTATACAAAATGAACGCGCTTTATATGGTAACGTATATGAGAACGGCACAAACACAAAACATTTAATTGTTGGATCGTCGAGAGCAGACTATAAACATATCTCAGTCAGTGATCGACCATCATCCAGTTTAAGCGATTCCGATCCATTCTTTTTAATTCAGCCTGACTACAGACCGATTAACGGATTAGTTGAGGCGTATGACACAGTTGTTATTTCTAGTAATTATGGGAATCTGTTTAAATTAAACGGAACGTCCGCAAAAGATTTTTCTATGCAGCCTTTTTATCCGAGATCAGGCGCAAGCGGCGATGAGTCGTTAGTCTACGCGGGCAATGATTTCTACTACGGACGACAAGGGCGCATAGAATCTGTTTTATCTACCGAGCGTTTTGGCGATATTCAGACTGATGATCTTTCTATTGGTATTCAAGATCAAACAGAAAGTTATAAAGAATGGACTTCTGTATTTAACTCAAGAACACAAAAAGCCTATTTCTTTCCTGATTCCGAATCATTGTGTTGGGTATTTAATAAACCCATGTACGAGAGATTAAAGTTTATTGAACAGGGAACACAAGCCTCGACTAATCAAGGCGCAGGGCTTTCTCCTTGGGTGAAGTATGTCACTACTCATAGCACAGGATTCCAGCCTACTGCGATCATGAATATGCTCGATCCTGTAGACGGGCTTGAGTATATCTTTTTTGGTGATGCAAATGGCAACATCTACCGTATGGAAGGCACAGGCAGTCAGGATGGTGGGTCAGAGGATGTTAAAACAGAGTTCATCTCTAAATTATACAAAGCACCACTTGATGCGGAAGCTTATAACATTGAAGGTTATATTAAGTATCGAGGCGGTGAAGCATTTACAGCAGAAATTCAGTTAGATTTTGATGGTGAAGCAGTGTCATCAAATATTGTCACGTTGGATTTTGCAGAGGAAACCACACTAGCCAACTATGGCGACTCAAGCAGAGTATATAGCGGATCAGTTTATTATGGACTCAAAAAAGAAGGCAGACTTATCAGACGACTATTCGGAATCGCAGGACAAGGCACAGAGTTCCAAATCAGAGTCACAGTCACAGGTTCAACCTCATTTAACATTAATGAAATCCTCCTCCGTTTCGAGGAAGCATCGTCTTAGCAAAACCTTAAAGCGATGGGTAGAATTCCGCCCTATCGAAAACGAGGATATTCGCTATTTATGGCCTGCCTATCTTGAAGGTCAACTCCCAATGTTTAAAGAAGGGTTGACTGCAAAAGACTTTAAAGAGGCGGTCGAGGTTTTTATTCTAGAAAATTATCACGGCGGATGGACTTTATTAGCAAACACTCAAAAAGGTTACATCCCTGTTGGGATGGTATTCGCAAAAGATGACGGTGTGTTTTCTGAGCCAGTAGGGAAGATAGCAGCGGTTATCTGGATGCCTTGGGCTTCAAACAGAAACAAATATGAATCGGCAGTTAATTTTTTCAATGAAATCAGAAAAGAATTTGTATTTATTGGAAGGGCAGAAATGAAAGACAAACATTTTTATGAACACATAGCCAGACATGGGATTATTCGTCGAGTTGGAACAATCCATCTTGAAAACGAATTAATTTCTGAATGGCAAACAATTAGGCCAAAGCAATGAGTATAGGTGATACATTAGGCGGTATATTTGGTAGCGAAGAAAGCTCGGCGGCAGCTTCTAGTTTTAGCCCTGTTGGTTTTAATGCTGGTGGTATATTGGCTAATTATGCAGGCGGCACAAACAAGTTTTCTGTTGATTCATCCAAAGGCAGGAAAAAATTATTTAGTAGATTGTCTAAAACATTTTCCAGACAGGCCAATGAGTTTAAAAACTTGCTCCCTTTAGTAAAGCCTGGTTTTGGTGAATTAACCAAAACGAGAGTACAGGCTATTCGAGATGCGGCACGTAGCTCTATTGGTAATCTAGGCCAAACCTTGCAAAACCGTCGTGTATTTGGCTCATCTTTTGGTCAAGATGCAATCTCAAGAGCTGATGCGGAGTTTGCTAAACAAGAAGCAGATGTGAAGGCGAGATCATTCCTTGAAGAACTAGATGTCACAACTCGACTAATTGAGAAGCAATATAACAGCTCTGCTAGGGCCGTTCAGACAATTATTGATCGATTAAACATCGACGCAAACATCGCCACCCAATTATCTTCTCAGGCTACCGCAGCACTCCAACAAAACGCAGCATTACAAGCTCAAGTAGCGCAACAAAACGCCGATAGTGGTTTGGGCGTGCTAGGTACTGCTTTAGGGTTTGGTGCTTCGTTTATTAATCCTGCAAGTGCCGCAACAGGGTTTAATGCAAGTGCCTCAATGTTAGGCGTGTCAGATATTGTTACCAAAAACATTATAAGAAGGGCGGGTAGTAAAAATGGCTTTGATTTATTTGAGTTTAACTATCATGGGGATAAAAAACGATACATTGGCGTTATTGCTCAATTAGTTGAAAAAGTGATGCCGGAAGCAGTGAGTAAAATACATAATTACAAGCGAGTGAATTATGAAATGATCGGCGTCCCGATGGTGGAGGTTTAAGATGGGTTTTGAGGCAGGATTTAACTCAGGCTTTAATGCCGGATTAAACAGAAAAAAACTACAAGCTGAGATTCAGGCTCAACAATCTCAAGACAGAATAACGCTGTCGAATAACGTCAATACAAATATTAATGATGTAATGGCTTCTGCTGATACATTGACACAGAATCTTTTAGCGCAGAACACTCCCGTCGCTGATATTGAGTTACAAGTTAAGCCTTTAATTGATCAAGCTATCTCTTTATCTGAGAAATCACAGGGAATCGGTTTAAATGTAACCTCTGTTGATTCTATTCGAGCAAAACAACAAGCGATGTTATCAGCACCTTCTCAGTCAACACTGGCCCAACAAGAGCAAGATTCTTTACGTTCAGAAGAACAAATTAAGGATGAAGTTGAGCTTTCTAATTTAGAAGAAAGAGAGACAATTAAGGCAAGAGTTAAACGAGACTTTGAGCCGAAAACAGAAGTTGAAACACTTGCATCTTTAATGGTGAAAGAAGAACTTACACCAGAAGAAGCAGCAACTAAAAAACTTTTACAGGATAAATTAACCAAACAAAGCGGCAGCAATGTTTTGTCTCGCCCTGTCACTGTTTTAAATAGTGACGGTGAGCCTATTGTTAATTTGGTAGGAAAGAACGGTCAATTACTGCCTGTTATAGACTCCGCCACTGGCAAACCTGCCGTTAATGCAACTGAGCTTAGACAGCGAAGAACAATGAACAGGCTTGAGGGGTCAGAGAATCGTAAAGCACTAAAAGACCTTGATAAGCAGTACAAGGATTTTGCTGATAAGAGTAAGTCATTTATGAACCAAATGGATGCTTACAATTCTATGCTTGAAGATTCGACGCCTGCTGATCAGTCAGTGTTAGACCAAACACTTTCTATGGCGTATATCCGATCTATTAAGCCCTCAGGGACGATTAGCTCCAATGCAGACTTCGACAATATAGATGCGCTAAGAAGTATTCCAGAGGCGATCAGGGATGGTGTAAAAGCATCTGTGCTGTCAGGTAAAGTATTAGCTCCAAGAGTTCGTAACGCAATCACCAAGTTAATGACTGAGAAATATAATATTGCAAAAAGCAGAGAGTCGTCAGTTATAGCAAACGCAAAAAGCCGAGCAGAAGGATTAGGTGTTCAGTGGACTCCGCCCGTTTATGTGCCCTCACAAGAAGGTGTTGAGTTGGTTGATGACGAAGAACCTACAGACGGATTAACTGCGGCTGAGATACAAGAGTTGGAAGAATTAAGGCAAGCTAGAGAACGTGGCGAAATATGAATCCAGCCCAAGAATTAGAAAAGCTCAGAAAAGCAAAACGCCTAGCTGAGTTAGAGAAAAAAGCACAAGACCCTAGCGTTCAAGGCTTTGTAAAAGAGCAAGGCGAAACACTTGTTAATGATGTAAGTCGTGTTGGTGAGAATCTGTTAAAAGGCACAACACCTAAAAGAGCGTTAGGTGTCGCTGCCGAAGGTATTACCGAAGGGATAGCTGCGATCACTGGCTTGCCAATGGATACATTGAAACGTGTTTTAAATGTACCTTTTGATCTCGGCATGACTGACGAGCCATTAGTAAACTTCGATCCAACACTAAGTTCCCCAGTTATTGCTGATGAAATCAGAGGCGTGTTTAGAAAGTTTGGAATTGAGCCTACTGAGGCTGAATTAGGTAATTTAACTGAGAACCTGCTTCAAATATCGGGATCAGCCGTAGCACCCACAGGCGTAGTACTAAAAGGTGCAAAAACCGCCGAAGATATAGGAAAGGCTAACAAGGTTGTTTCTACTATCGCCAAAAACCCAAAAGAATTTGTTACTGGAGAAGCTATTGCTTCTGCGGGTGGTGCTGTAGGTAGGACAGGCGCAGAGCAAGTATTTCCGGACAGCCCAATGGCGGGAATGATTGGCGAAATAGTTGGCATGCCCACTTCTGCTTTAATTGAAGCGTCATTAACTGCTGGCAAAAAATCAGTTGTGGCAGCAAAAAATAACTTTGGGGAAGAAGGCGCAATGAATGAGGCCGCGAAAGAACTCCAAAGTATTATGACAGACAGTCCAGAAGCCGCTATTAAAAATCTGGATAATGCAACTGATACACCTATTGCGCCAGCAAAATTAACAAACGATCCTGGCTTAATTCAAAACCAAAGAGAATTAAATGCCGCTAATGCCGAAATTGAGTTAGAAAACCAACGGTTAGTAATGGAAAACCTAACTGAAAAACTGGAATCATTAAATAGCGGTGTTGATGGTAGTGAGTTTGTCAGACAGGCAAGAGTAGATATTGAAAACTCCATCAATGAAATAGAAGATTCGGTTAATACCGCCGTTCAGAAGATGAATAACGAACTTGCGGAATTAAAAGGCGCAACCAGACAGGATGCTTCTCGTATTGCTAGAGCAAATCTTGAGCAGTCTTACGACACTATGCATCTTAAAGAAGGTGAGTTATGGGACAATGTTGATTTGGATGTCCCCATAAAAGATAGTCAAGGCGTTGAGAATATTGATCGTGTCTTAAATGAGATAGCAGCAGAAGGCTCAACAGGACGAGAAATACCACAAGACATTGTTAAGTTGGTAGATTCTTTTCTTTACAATAGGGATTTTGTTAAGAAAACAAAAACAATTAAACAGGATTTAACTGTCAAGACATTACAGAATATGAGAAGTCGTGTCTTAGCAGAGGTAAGAAAATCATCTTCTGGCGCAAATCCTGATCCCAATAGATCGGCTTTATTATCTAGGATTCAATCTGCTTTATTAGATGATATGGTGAACTCACCACAAACATCGCCAGAATTAACAACAGCCATCGCTCATAGTAAAAAACTAAACGACACATTTAATCGCGGAAGTATTGGCAAGTTAAGAGGCGTTTCATCAGACGGTAGTTTACGTGTTGATCCTGATCTCACCTTGTCCACGCTAATCAGTAAAGGTGAAAAAGGTGGTGTTAATTTAAGAGACTTCCTTGATGCTGATAGTTCACCACAGACAAAACAAGCGGTGGGAGAATATGTCCAGCAGTTATTCCTGGCTGATGCGGTGACTGATGGCGTAGTGGACACAAAAAGAGCGCAGAACTTTTTGCAAAACTATTCTTTTGTACTTGAACATCTGCCTCAAGTCACAACTAAATTAAACAGAGCGATTAAAAGCGGAGATGCAGTAAGCACAATTAATGCGGAAGCAAAACTTTCAATGAAAGCATTAGAGCAATCCGCATTAAAAACCTTTTTAAATATTGAAGACCCTAAACGGGCGATTGATTTAATTAGAAAAAGCCGCACACCATCTAAAAACTTATCGGTGATGGTCGAAGCTGCAAATAAAGACCCGTCAGGCAATGCAATTAAAGGATTAAGAACGCTAATTGCTGATGACATCATTAAATCATTACAAACCAAGAAAACGGTAACAGGCACAAACATTAAAGAACTTTCAAACGCCAAAGCGCAAGATGTTTTAGGTGGTGTTTACAGAAAGGCTTTAGCTGATACAGGTGTGTTTGATGATGATCAACTCACTTTAATTGATGAGATTGTTGCTGACTTAGACAAAAACCAACGTACAGCAAACGCAAAACTAGGCGGCACATCTGGCACATCACAGGATGTATTGCCTTCAAAATCTGAGGTATTAGGAAAAGGCGGTAAATTATTCGCCTTACGATTTATTGCACCAATGGCAGGCAAAGGGCCAGGATCGCTCTCAGCCGCTTCAACAATAGGTAATATGTCTCAGAAAGTCACTGAGCGATTAGGAATGAGAAGCACAAACGATCTAATTGTTAGGGCATTAACGGAAGATCGAGAACTACTAAAGATTTTACTTGAGAGAGTTCCAACACCAAAGAAAGAAGCAGAGATAGTTAAAAAACTAAGAACACATATCTTATCTATCGAAGACAGAGAAAAAGAAAGAACAGGTAGTTTAAAGCCGAAAAAAGTAGGAGATTAATTATTAATCTCTTTCACTCCAACAGCGCAACCAATAACAAAAAGCTTATTTCTTAATAGGTGAAGATAGTCTTTTACGTTTCTCCATAAAACGTATTTCTCTACAGCAAACACTAATACCGAAGCAGCATAAAGCCAATTCGGTAAGTCAAGACCGTAAATCAATATAACAGCAATGAGTAACGTCATATATGAGTAACTACACAAAACCTTCAATTAGTGGATATAACACGAATCCTCCGCCTGATGATGCAACAACAGGCGCGGATAATCAACTTCAATGGTCAAAACATAAGACCAAGTTAGCTGATCCTATCAAGACACTAGTTGATGATATTAACGATCAGTGCGATGCAGCATTTGGCAAATTGTTTCTTCACGCTGTTACTACCGTTACCGCAACAGGGAGTATAGACGCAACCTACAGGGATAAATTAGTCAAAACATCCAACGCGATCACCTTGACGCTTTTAGCAGCCGCTACCGCAGGAGATGGCTTTGCTATTACATTTTATAATTCTGATAGCTCAAGCAGTCTGACGTTGGACGGTAACTCAACAGAAACGATAAATGGAAGTGAAACGTACGTTATCGCGCCAGGTGGCTCAGTCGTATTAGTTTGTAATGGTACAAATTGGGACTTGCTTGAAATAAGTAGCGGCAATAATAGCATTACTCAAAACGTAATAGCAGACCATAAAAATTTAGTATGCAAGTATGTAACAGCATCAACAGTAGATATAGATGCGGATGCAGTTTTGCTTGAGTCAGGTGAATTGGTTTATAAAGCATCCTCAGTCAATCTAACCGTTGATATAACAGCAAGCGGCGCGAATGGATTAGATACAGGCTCAGAAGCAAGCTCAACATGGTATTACTTATGGGTGATTTATAACGGCAGTACCGTTGCTAGTTTACTCTCTACATCATCCACCGCGCCAACGATGCCAAGTGGTTACACGAACGGTTACAAGGGGCTGGTTGGATCAGTCTATAACGACAGTGGAAGTGATTTTGACAACTTTTATCAGTCAGGAACAAGGGTCGCTGCACCATTTGTAACAATGCTCACAAATGGCTCTGCAACAACAGCAACAGCAATAGACCTATCTGCGGTCGTTCCGCCTATTGCTAGAATAGCTACAGGCTCTTTAAGGGTGGGCGAAGCCGGAGGCACTACAAATGCTAACGCATCTATTTACGCAGACAGCGGCGGACTTCTAGAACAGGCGATATTTCACAAAGTCGCAGGAACATCGACAAGCGCAAAATCTGGCGGTTATTTTTCAAGCCTTATGGCAGATAGTCAAACCATATATTATGCAGTCGCCGCGTCGGCAGACGATGTAGATATATATTCACATGGCTGGGAGTATTAATTATGTTTGCAATCACACCTAAAGGGATAGGTAAACAAGTAGGCTTTCGCTCAATTAAACCTGAATGGCATCTGGTTGAGGGTGAAACCTTTACAGTTGATATATTACCTGATAACCCTGTTCTTGCAGAAGATGGTAAATCGTTACGTTCAAAAACTGATGCTGAAATGCAAACAGAAGCAGATCGTGAATCAGCGTTAAACGAACTTGAAAAACTAGACAGACAATCCATCCGTGATATTCGTGAATGGGTTTCTAAGCAAGCTGACGCACCAGCAACGTTGGTTGAATGTGAAAACAAAGCCAAAGCTGAAAGAGCGAAGGTTAAATGATTGAAGTATTAACAGCACTCTCCTTATCAGGATTAGGTCGATTACAAGGCTCTGGTTCAGTTTGGTTTATGTCTGACACCGTAAGAGACATTCTTAAATATATCGGTACAGGAATAATCCTAACGCTCTTTTTTACATGGATATGGGTAGACACGACAGGATGGACTTGGGAGTGGTTGCTTTTAATCGGAGTAGGTGCACTGTCTAACTGGTTTGGGGAAGGTAGGGGCTTAGGCTGGTTGCATGGTTACTTAGTCAGGGGATTTCCTAAAGGCTCACCTGATGGTTGGATGAAATATATCCCAACTCATAAACTCCCTGAAGACTGGCAACAAATATTAGCCACAGCTTTAGTACGTGGTTTCTTCTGGGGAATGGTAATGATTGCCGCTGCAAAATTACTAGACCCTGCTTACTGGATATATGTGTGGGCTTATCCTCTGGCATATGCAACTGCATGTGTATGGGGTTGGTGTATGCAGGAAGGGTTTAACGATATGGACGCATGGGAGTGGATTGAATATACCCGTCATCCTTTTGCGTTTGCGGTGATGATTTCTATGTAAGGAATAATAACAATGGACAGAAGAAATAACGACGAACTCATTTTATATAAACTAGATGAACTAAAAGTAAATATCGGCACTGTTCAATCAAGGCTAGATGAACATATAGAATCAACCTCTCATGTGATACATGGGAACGGCACGCCTGGTTTAAAATCAACTGTCACAGAATTAAAAACAAAAATGACATTAATATGGGTAGGCATGTCGGCAGGGTTTGTCGCAATTATTAATGACTATTTCAATCGTGGATAAATCTAAATATTTCTCCCGCGAAGAATTAAAATGTAAATGCGGCTGTGATACTTGCGAGATGGACGAAAGCTTTTTATCTCGCCTTGACATGCTTCGTTATCGCTACAACCAGCCGATCATTTTAAATTCAGCATATCGTTGCCCTTCACACAACAAGAGCGTAGGCGGAGTCAGTGACAGTCCTCACACACAAGGTTTAGGCGTTGATATTCGTTGTGACCGTCAAAACGCTTACACATTATTGAAATACATAATGATGATGCAATTTTCAGGTGTCGGGATTTCACAAAAAGGCGACTCCCGATTTATTCACATAGATGATCAAATAGAAAACAGCAAAGGTACTCGCCCTTGTTGGCTTTGGAGCTACTAATGGAAATTATCCTGGCTTTTGTTTTAACTACTAACGCAGGAATGAAAATAGACTACTCGCCAGATCACATATTCACATCTATTTCAGACTGCGCACAATTCGCCACTAACGAATCCAGAGACTTAATTATTAAACGTTACGCGGGACGTAAAGGACTAGAGAAAGTCCATCGAGCCGTGCCAGCGTGTCGTAGATACACAAGACAAATCGCAATGCAAATCAAATCAGAGAGTGTAGGAATATGATCGCAGCACTATTACCCGTTGTCGGAGAAGTCATTAAACGTGTTCTCCCTGACAAAGACGCACAAGTAAAAGCTCAGACAGAGCTTAACACCATGCTATTAGATGGCTCTCTTAAAGAATACGAGAAGCAAGCAGAAGTTATTATTACTGAAGCTAAATCAGATCACCCCTTAACATCTCAATGGCGGCCTACCACAATGCTCACATTTGTTGCATTAATTGTCGCTCATTGGTTGGGCTTTACTTCTGAAAACTTACCTAATGAGCAAGTCATGGCTTTATTAGAGATAGTTAAAATAGGTCTAGCAGGTTACGTGGTTGGGCGTTCAGGTGAAAAGATTGCAAAAGTCTGGAAGGACAAATAAGTATTACGGAAAAGACCACTTCCACCGTAACGTGAAGCGTTACACTCGAAAAGTTAAACATAACGTCAAATACAATTTGCATAAAAGCGGTTAATGCTAAATATATATCGCATTATATAAATACCAACCAAATATATACGTACATATATAAATTCAAAATATACCATTTAAGGTATATAGCAAATTCACTATTTTTATGTCGTGATTCCATACGAAATGGCGCAATACTAATTAAATGGCGCAATTAACTATATGTACCATATACGGTACAACTCTACACCGTGAGAGTTTAAAGACAACGGCATCTCCCACTATATAGGAGTCCTGTTATGCAGGCATACAAAGAGTTACTTCCTTACGCTGAAACAGAAAAGGAAAAGCAAGTATTAAACCTTCTTATCGAGGGTAAGAGTCAAAGAACTATTGCAAGTCTCGCTGGTAAAAGCAGATCAGCAATTCAAGACACATTAAAACGTGTCAAAATCAGGGCGGCTAATAAAGACCCTGAACTCCACAAAGGAAAACAGCCCGAAGGATATGAGATAAAAGGCGTATCAACTCTCTATGATGACGAGGGGAACGCTAAGTTACAATGGGTTAAAACATCTCAAGACAAGGAAGAACAGGATAGACTCTTTAAAGAAGCGGCAGATGCGTTTAAGGATGAGATCAAACCTTGTAAACCTGTTAAATCACCCAAGCTCACTGAGAAAGAACTATTAAATCTCTACGTCATCACTGATTACCATATCGGGATGCTGGCATGGGACGAGGAAGCCGGAGAGAATTGGGACACTAATATAGCAGAACAACTATTATATAAATGGTTCGAGAAAGCCATCTCATTAAGCCCTGACAGCGAGACAGGGATATTATGTAACTTGGGCGACTTTGTTCACTACGATGGACTAGAAGCCATTACACCCGCCCACCATAATGTATTAGATGCTGATTCACGCTTCCAAAAATTAGTCAGGGTAACAATCAGGCTATTCAGAAGAATCATTGAGGACTTGCTTAAAAAGCATAAAAAAGTCCACGTAATCATGGCTGAGGGTAATCATGATCCCGCATCAAGCATCTGGCTAAGAGAGTGGTTAGATGCTTTCTACGCCAAAGAAAAACGGGTATTTATCGACGTATCACCCGATCCTTATTATTGCTATGAGCATGGTCAAACATCACTCTTTTTTCATCATGGACATAAGCGAAAACTAGACAATGTTGACTCCGTATTCACAGCTAAATTTAGAGATGTATTCGGACGGACTAAATATTCATACGGTCATCAAGGGCATTTACACAATCGCCAGGTTAAAGAATCGAATCTTATGATCTTGGAACAACACAGAACACTAGCCGCTAAAGACGCCTACGCCTCAAGAGGTGGTTGGATGTCAGGCAGAGAAGCGCAATGTATTTCATATCATAAAGAATATGGAGAAGTAGGTAGAGTAGTTATCAACCCTGAGATGGTTAAATGATCAAAGACATCAAAGATCGAGAGCCTAACGAAGCTACGATAAGAGTGTTAGAACAGTGGTTACAGGATGCAAAGGACGGAAGAATCAGATCAATAGTCGCCTTATTTGGGTGGGATGACGACACATGGACTCACGGTTGGGCTATGGATAGGCGAAATACCAGGCGAAGAATGTTAGGGGAAATATCCATGCTTCAATACGATATGCTAACCAATGTCAGTTTTGAAGATGGCGATAGTATAATCAGTCAGGCATTTGAAGAATGATCAAAACCCTCAAAATCTGCACTAGAGACTATAACGTAGAATATAAAGACCTATCCGCTTGGGGGTATAACTACTTCCATAAAAAGCTCATCCAAGTATCAAAACACGCCGACAAACATCAAAAAGCCACCATCCTATTCCACGAAGCCTTGCATGGTATCTGTGCTGAATACGGCCTAGCTTTAGACAATGAAGAAATGACAGTCAGACTCCTAGAAACTGCTATTGTGAAGTTCTTTCAGGATAATCCTAAATTTACCAAAGAGTTTTTAGAGAGTACTAAGTAACTATATATAAGGTAGGAATTTTAGAGAAAATAAAGTATAATACTGTTAAAATGCCGCCCATAGGTAATTGATTATATTAAAAATAACACATACATGAGCGGCAGGGTGATCATACCATGAAGAATTAGGATTAGGGCTATCCATCACTACCTATAGGGGTATGTCTTTATCAGCTAACCATCGTCTGATTTGATCATCTGTTACTGGCTTAATACCACATTCACAAGGAACGAAATCAACAGGCATGCCAAGACA